CCGGAAAACTCACCATACTCACCAACTCCAAAAGCTTTGATCTTAGGATATTCACCAGAAACCGGATCCGCATACTCATACTGAAACCGTGCGCGCAAATCGCGCATGAACTTCGTCCAACGAGGCGGATCCAAAGAACGATTCAAAGGCAAATGGGCGTCATCATAAGTCAACGTCAAAAACCCTGAATACGGATGAAACTTCAACTCATGAACAAGCCGTACCGCGGCCATACGGCTCTGCTCGAGCCGACAACCAATGCACTGCCGACACGGCAACAACATCAAACTGGGAGACCACGGACCACCATAAGAAGTAGCTTTACCCAAAAACTTTAGACGCTTCTTACCCTTTAGGGTAAGCGTCCCCGTGGGACCCGAAACCATAGGTCCAAGACAGCCCATAATAAAAAGGCCGGGGGGTGTAGCCCCCGGCCTCCTCAATTAAAGCCTAATGCCACCTCGCGACGGAAACTTACGCACGTTCACTTTGTGAACACGCGCTCCGCGCTTGAAATTGCGTTTAGCTTGTTTACCTGACAATCCTCGTCGCTTCATAGAACCTCCATTGAGGCTTAATTAAGAAGACAGAATGAAATTCTGTCAATGGGGACAGTTACAACAAGAGACGCACTGTCCCACCGACGATCATTCCTGATCGTCCTTATCAGCCTTCTTCGAATGCTTACGAACCGCCGGAGCCGGTTCAGCGGGGGGTTCCCCCCCGCCACCCCCGACGACAGGCGACGCAAGCGTCTCCTGTCTCTTCAAATAAGCGCGAAGATCCTCAAGATCGTCAGCCGACAAGTCTGCAAGCCTGCGTGGATCGTTACCTAAGCGCCTACGGACACCCGAGGGCAACGCTTCAAACTGCTCTGCTGCGCGCGCAGAAATCGCAAACGCCTCGGCCAGGTCCTTGGGCCACTTCACCGAATCCTCATACACGCCAGGCGACCCAGACGGCCAAACTCCAAGCTTTCGATACTTCGCCACCAAATTATTCACATCACAATCTTCGCGAAACTGCTGTTTCGCGCGACCCCGAAGGGGATCTTTCTCCACATAACTACAATCCCGATGATGCACACGACGAGTAACACGACGCTCCAAAGCCATAAAAATCTCCTATCGTTTAAGTAAACGCCACATCTTACCAGCGCCACGAAGAGCGCCAGAACCTAAGCCAGCAGCACCAAGACCGAACATCGCCGACTCCGCGGGATGGTCACCCATGGTCTTCATCAAATCCTTACCGCTAGAACCAAAACCGCCAGCACGAAGAGTCTCTTTGATCCAATAATCAAACTGACGCGTACGCTTCTCGCGACGTTCAATATCCTCTTCACGACCACGAGACGTGCGCTCACGCGCCTCCTTGTGCTCCTGCTGGCGAAACTGGGAACGAAGAGCCTTCACAGCATCATCATAAGTCTTAGCAGACATCTTATATTCCAAACCCGCCTTGCTAGCTCCAAAGTCGCCATGCAACGCACGAGAAGAAAAATACTGATCCGCGTGACTCAACTCAGCCTGGGCGAGGCCAGTAGCTGCGCCCGTATGCTTCGCACGCTCCAAACTCTCGGCGGCCTGAGCCGCCTTAAGCTTAATATCCGCATCAGTCGATGCAGCAGCACGAACAGCCTCCGCAGTCTGAAAACCAGATGAAATAGCATCACGAATACCTCGACCTGGCTGAGGCGCCTCCATACGAGCAAGCGCACCAGCCGGAGTCGAAGAACCACTGCCACCAGCAGCAAGAACAGGATTAAGGCCAGCCGCCTTAAGATCCGCCATCTCACGCTGACGAGCAGTATTAGACATGCGCTCCTGAAACGCCGTCTGCTCGCGAGCCAACATCACATTAGTAGCGTTCGTCTTCTCAGTAGCCTCGACGTCCGCATTGCCACCAAAAATACCGCCCAGGGCGGAACCGATCCCGCCGAGGGCGCCCCCAATCAGGGGACCCCACAACATTAGAAACGCTCCAGGCCGGGGGTCGAACGAACCGGCAACGGACGAGTGGCGTAAAAACGGAAATACAGATCCGCAATAAACTGCTCGGGCGAATCGACCGAGACAACCCGCGAAATCGGCGGATCAGAAGGAATGAACGCCGAATTCAACTCCGGCCGAGCCGAGAAATCATACGCCAAATGCCAAGAATCAAGAGGAGTCGCATGATCCGACCTCATAGCACCGGTAACAAAACTCTCCTTAAACCGGTACTCAGCCCAACGCTCCTGATACCCAAACACATCGCTATCGTCACCAGCCGTACCGGTAGCAGCGTAAAACAACTCCTTACTCAAAACAGCCTGCTCGCCCAAGTTCGCGAGACCGGGCTCATAAAAGTCATACCGAGTCTGACGCGTCCACATACGACGAAGACCCTGCTGATAAGTCTGATCCGTCAGAAGCGACATCAAACAAAAGAAATAGCCGTGCTCAACAAAGCTCTTAACGACGCCGATCTCTCCCCCAACAGCGGTGGCCATACCAGCCAACGTGCCTTGAGGGGTGGTATTACTCTCAGAACTCTGCACAACGGACTGAACACCAACACGGGCACGACCGCCGCCGAGAAACTCGGATCTCTGTAAACGGAAATCGGGACTAACCACGCCGAACCGATTGAGCAAACTCTCAACATACCGGGTACCACCACGAGAATCCCGCTCGAGCAGATGCTGGATAGCAACCGCCTCGCGCATAGCATTAACGGAAGGTCCAATAGCAGAGGCCAGGTCACTCTCGAGACCATCGCCACCGAACATCAAATTATCACCACTATTAATCGTGCCGCCTTGAGGCGCACCCAAATTGAGGCGAACAACGCCGCCACCAGCATCCAAATTCAAAGTACCGAAATTGGTGGCGGCCACTTCCTTAGCAAAAGTCATATACTGACCATCACTAATGACCGGGGCACTACCGCCTAGCGGCAACAACACTTCCGGACCCTTCTGGGGCTCCGGCCGACACGACGAAAAATAATCCTTCGACTTACAACGAATACCTAGGCCCCACGCAATATTATCGGGGCCATCATCAATCGGGACAGGGACGCTATTCTGAAGGTCCTGATCCCGGTACCACTCGTTCCAAATTTTCCAGTATCCGCGAAACGGCAACGTATTAATAATATCAGTAGCATTCCGACCAGCACCAACGTCGGGAATACCCATCAACGCCGCAAGGCGGCTCGTATTAGCAACACCAGCAGACCCGACCCCAATAGCGGGATCCAGAACAGGAATCAGAAAATCAGTAGAATCGCCCGGATCATCCTGGGCACCCTGAAAACGCTCCCAGTTCTCCCAAACGAGACGATTAGGAACAAAAAAGAAATGAAAATCAACAAACATGTTGTCCATAAGCGGAGCAAGAGGAGTCAACATGCGAATGACATGCGCAAGACGAACCTCGAAAGTATCACCCGGCAAGACCTCCTCGACCATGACCGGAAAAAGCGCGGTGTCAAAAAAAGTAGTCTTATGACTATGACTCAAGTCGAAACGCGAACGCGGAACGCGCGGCTTGGACAAATTAGCAAACCGCTCACCAGTAGGAATCGTAGACTTCATAAATACACACCCTCTCTATAAAAAAGAGGCCGGGAGCTCTCACTCCCGGCCTCTCGTGGTTTCCAACCAAAGCAGCAGCTAAGGTTAGTTGGAACTAACAACCTGAACGGGGCCGCCCGCGATATAGTCGCGGGGCTGGGCCAAAATCTCCGGAAACTCAAGCAACTTAAACTTACCGGACGACTCCTCAAACGAGCCCATATAACAAAGCTCCCAATCGTCCGGATGAAGAGCAAACTTCGAATCCTTATTCTTACAGGCCGCATCAAACGCCCGCATAGCCTGCGCCTTATGCACATCAAAAAACGGAGAATCAAACAACTGAGCCTTACGATCGCGAACGCAAAATACCTGCTTCACTCTACACCTCGCGGGCAAAAATCTCTTTGCCGCACTTTCTGCACCCTTTCGGTGCGTAGTTTCTCTTCTAGAAGGCCGAACCACTCGGCCTCGGACGACACTTTATCCTGTTTCAGCATACGCGCCACTTTAATCTGCGCAAGAAATTCCGGATCGATCTTCTCGAGCAAACGATCGTAATAAGGGGGAGGAAGAAAAGAACCGCGACCAGGCACTACCACTTCATCAGACGGATAAATATCAGAACGCCAACGCTCAAAATGGGCTTTCGCAAGACCCTTAGGCCAACGAACAAACTCCGGACACCGCTTACCGTAATGAGCAAAAGACTTCACACCCGTCATCTTTTTCAAGACGTAACGGGCAGTATACGCAGCGGACTCAAAAGTTACTTCGGATATCCGATGACGGCCTTCCGGCCACACTCGCAACACATCGGGACACTCGAACTGGCGATGACCCGTCCGCGACGGCTCCACCTGGTCGACCAGGAGCGGATGATCAGAAAAAAGAATCGCATGATAATGCGGGCGCCCGGAAAACTCACCATACTCACCAACTCCAAAAGCTTTGATCTTAGGATATTCACCAGAAACCGGATCCGCATACTCATACTGAAACCGTGCGCGCAAATCGCGCATGAACTTCGTCCAAC